AAGGTATTAGAAATTGGCTCTCTTGACATCAATGGCTCTATTCGTACCTTTTTTGATACTACTAGCTATATTGGCGTGGACGTTGGAGAGGGTCGTGGAGTTGACGTTGTAGCCAGGGGAGAGGAGCTAGTATTTCCTGAAAGCTATTTCGATGTAGTGGCAAGCTGTGAATGTTTTGAGCATAATGAACAATGGGTTAAAACCTTTGAGAATATGGTCAGAATGGCTAACGGATTAGTATTTTTTAGTTGCGCTACTACTGGGAGGCCTGAGCATGGAACCAGCAGGACTAGCAGGGCTGACAATCCTTTTCTTGGCGATTATTATCTTAACTTAACAGAGCAAGACTTTAGAGATAAATGCGATTTAAGCAAGTTTGAGCAATACGAATTCTCGACTAATGACTCACCTGCTGATCTTTACTTCTGGGGCTTATGCAAGCAATCGTGATATGTAGTACAGGGAATGTTGGCTTGACGGTACTGGTAACTGCTTTAGAGGTCTATGCGCCTCACATACCAGTGTACATAAGCTGCAATACGCCTAAATGTTTCGGCAAGCACATAAAGATGATTCCGAACATGGAGTCTAACTTTGGTGATGCCTACAATGTAGCTACAGATTACGTGTTTGCTCAGGGATATGATTCTGTAATTCTGGCTAATGATGACGTAGTGCCTACACCTAGCACTATTACTAAAATGGCAGTAGATTGGGATTTGCTCAAGAACGCAGGGTATAAGGTTGGCTTCTTGGGTACTAGGTCTGACTTTGTATTGCCTGAGCAAAATATACGTTATCCTATTGTCGATGATGATTTTGTAGGTTTACGCTATCGCAGCGAGGGATTTATAAAGAAGGCACAAACTATTGCGCCTATCTTTGCGTCAGTCTCTAAAGAGGCATGGAAAGCAGCTAAGTTTCCAAGCGTAAACTGGTATTCTGATAACATTATCTGCGATGACATGACTAAGGCTGGATTCACGCATTGGGTGAGTAGAGGCTATGTGCATCACGCAGGCAGCCAGACAGTAGGCGATGACTTTGCCAAATGTCATGAGGATAGTAGGGCATGGATACGGCAGAATAGGCCGGATGTATACGATACGTATTACTAAGCATGACACCTGAAAGGTAATGCAAAAATGGAAACAGAAATCACCAAAGTGCAGGAAGATGCACGAATAGCTAATCTTACTAACATGGGTAAGGGTAGGACTAAGGGAGTACCTAACAAGAGTACGCAGATAGTTAGGGAAGCTATTGCTAATCTACTAGAGCGCAATGCTCCGAACATGGATAGATGGCTTAATGAAGTAGCGCAAGAAGACCCGTATAAGGCACTAGACTTGATGAACAAGCTCAGTGAGTACCATATACCTAAACTGGCTAGGACAGAGGTAACAGGCGCAGATGGTGGAGCGCAACAACACGTGGTCACATGGCAGAAATAGTAATCCCGTATCAGCCTAGAGAGCCTCAGCTACAGATGCACGAGGCAATGGATGGCACTAGATTCGCTGTAGTTGTAGCCCATCGTCGCATGGGTAAGACTGTAGCGGCCATTAACCACTTGATTAAGTCTGCTGTGGAGTGCGATAAGGATGAGCCTAGGTTCGCTTACATTGCGCCTACTTACGGCCAGGCTAAACGAGTAGCTTGGGATTACCTAACCAAATTCACAAGGCCACTAAATGCAACTCACAACATTTCTGAACTCCGGGCTGACTTCTGGGGACGCCGCATTAGTCTTTATGGTAGCGACAATCCTGATAGCTTGCGTGGTCAGTACTTCGATGGAGTTATTCTTGATGAGATCGGAGACCAAGACCCGAAGATATGGAATGAGATTATCCGTCCAGCTCTTGCTGATCGTCTTGGCTGGTGTATGTTCGTGGGTACTCCTAAGGGGCGAAACCACTTTGCTGACCTAAGAGATAGGGCTGACAGTGCTGATGATTGGAAGCTGCTAGAGTTTAAAGCCAGCGAGACTAAGATTCTGCCTGAGTCTGAGCTTGATTCTGCCCGTAAAGAGATGGGCGACGACAAGTATAACCAAGAGTTTGAATGTTCATTTAACGCGGCTGTTGAGGGTAGCTACTATGGTCAGATCATCAATACTATCGAGGAAAAAGGCCATGTCACCCGTATTGAGCGCGATGATCTTTGTCGCTCTTTTGTTGCTTGGGACTTGGGTATGGGCGATTCTACTTGTCTGTGGGTGGCTCAATTGGTTGGCAAAGAGGTGCGGCTTATTGACTGCGTCGAGAACCACGGACAAGGTTTGGATTGGTATGTACGCTGGCTGCAAGACAATGACTATGCGCGGTGGGAGCAGTTCTTACCGCATGACGTTGAGGTTAGGGAACTTGGAACGGGAAGGTCTCGCAAAGAAGTACTCATGGAGGCAGGACTGAATATAACTGTTGCGCCTAGATTGTCTGTTGCTGACGGTATCCAGGCTGTTAGGCGCTTGCTTCCGAGATGCTGGTTTGACCCAAAGACTAAGCCTGGCCTTGATGCTTTACGCAACTACAGGCGTGAGCATGACGAAAAACGTAACGTATTCTACGAAAAGCCTTTGCATGATTGGGCATCACACTACGCAGATAGCTTTAGATACCTAGCGATTTCGCTTGACGAAGGTACTGATTCGTGGTCGTCAAAGTTGCCAAATAACGTGCAATGGGTTGTATAATTGGAAAAATTCTAGGGGTAGCTTATGCAGTCAGAAGAAATTAAAGCAATTGTCGAGGCAGAGATTGATAACTCCATTGGCTTTATTGACTCTGAGACTACAGACCAGCGTCAAAAGGCGCTTGAATACTACCTGCGTGACCCGTATGGCAATGAGCAAGAAGGTCGCAGCCAGATCGTTACAGGTGAGGTCGCTGAAGCTATTGACGGCGCTTTACCGCAGTTGATCCGTGTATTCACCACGACAGAAGATATTGTCTTATTTGAGCCACAATCTGCTGGCGACGAGGATGCTGCTAAACAGGCAACTCAGTACTGTAACTGGGTATTCTATCGGGATAATCCTGGCTTCCTGATTCTGCACAATTGGTTTAAAGACGCGCTGCTGCAAAAGACCGGCGTGGTTAAGGCTTACTGGGATGCTAGTGAGGACATCACTAAAGAGTCGTACAAAAACCTTACAGATGATGAACTTGCTTTATTGCTATCAGACGAGTCGCTAGAGATCGTTAAGCAGAAGTCTGAGGTTGTTGACATGTCCGGCATGCCTATCATGCTGCACAATGTGACGATCAAGAAGGTCAAGAACAAAGGTCAGGTCGTCATTGAGAACGTACCACCTGAAGAATTCCTAATAAGCAAGAACGCTAAAACTATTGCAGATAGTCCATTCACAGCGCATCGTCGTCTAGTACCACGGTCTGAGATGATTGAGATGGGTTACGATAAAGACATCATTGATAACCTGCCTACTTACGATGACCTGACATTTTCTCCTGAACGCATTGCTCGATTTGACCAAGGTGAACAGCCAGATGACGAGAGCCTTGACCCGTCAATGCAGCGTCTTGAGGTGTATGAATGCTATATCTACCTAGATGTTAATGATGATGGCATTGCAGAGCTGCGTCGCATTGTCTACTGCGGTAGTGAGCTTCTTAGCGACGAAGAAACAGATGTAACGCCATTCCATGCTATCTGCCCTATTCCTATTCCTCACAAGTTCTTTGGTCAGTCACTTGCTGACCGTACTATGGACATTCAACTAATCAAGTCTACGGTTACCCGTCAGATGCTTGATAACATTTATTTAACAAACAATGCTCGAATGGGTGCGGTTGATGGCCAGGTAAACATTGATGATCTGCTAAACGCTACGCCTGGCGGTGTGATTCGTATGAAGAATCCTAATGCTATCGTGCCGATTCAAGTGCCTAGCGTTACGGCTCAAGCCTTCCCAATTCTGGAATACATGGACAGCGTACAAGCCAAGCGTACAGGTGTATCTGACGCTCAACAGGGTTTGAATCCTGACATCCTGAGCAATGTAACGGCTGCTGCGGTAGCTGCAATGACACAGGCCAGCACTGGCAAGCTAGAGCTGATTGCCCGTATCTTTGCTGAAACAGGTGTTAAGTCGCTGTTCCAGGGGATTCTTGGCCTAGTCGGTAAGTATCAAGACAAACCACGGATGCTGCGTATTGCTGGCAAGTATGTGCCGTTTGACCCGCGTAGTTGGGCTAACCAGTTTGACGTATCTATTAATGTTGGCCTTGGCTCTGGTAATCGTGAGCAGCAATTGGCTATGTTGCAGATGGTGCTACAAAAGCAAGAGCAGATATTGCAGCAGTATGGCCCAGGCAATCCATTGGTGACGGTTGGTCAGTACCGCAACACGTTAGCTAAGTTCATTGAGGCCGCTGGCTTTAAGGATGCTGACCAGTTCATGAACCAGATCACGCCTGAGATTGAGGCGCAACTGGCTGCACCTAAGCCTCCACCACCTGATTCACAAGCTGAGTTCGCTAAAATGATGGCGCAGGTTGAGCAGGAAAAAGCACAGGTAGCCCGTGAGAAAACGCAGGCTATGTCGCAGATTGATGCGGCTAAGTTGCAGCTAGACCGTCAAAACCTTGAGGCCAGCTATGCTCAGAAGGGCGTTGAGATGGCTATGAAGAACCAGAAAGACCAGCAAGAACTCAAGCTGAAAGAGGCTGAGTTAGCTGTTAAGCAATTGCAGGCTGTATTGGCGATGGACATTGCTGACGAAGATAGCCGGACACGTCAAGCTGATATTGTTCTTAAAGCAATTAAAGAGATTGGGAACATTACACGATGAACAAAGCAGACTGGGCTAATAACCTGACACTTGATCCTAACTGGCAGGAATTGATGTCAGAGCTGAGATCGGTAGAGTTAGCTAAGTTTACTAATAGCGACTATCACGATGTAGAGGCTAGAGAGCAGGCTTACATTCGATTGAGAACGCTAGAGAGTATTACTGACTACTTGGAAGGCTTGAAGGCTCAGAAAGCCATTGACAAGAAGCGTTGGAAGATTCTGTAGTCTGACATGGCAGTTCCATGTAAAATTAAGGAAATAACAACATGAGCGAAACGACTAGCGCGACACCTGAATCAGGTAGCGGAGAGTTGACAGTAAACGAAGCGGCTAACGCTTTCATGGGTTTAATGGGTAGTGACGAAGGCTCCGACGAAGGACAACCAGAAGCACAGGCTCAATCCGATGAGGACGAAAGCGAAGAACCAGAGGAAGAATCTAGCGATGATTCTGAAGGTGAAGAACAAGAAGATAGCGAACAAGAAGAACAGGAACGTACCTACCGTGTGAAGGCTGCCGGTGAAGAAAAGGACGTTACCCTCGACGAGCTTGTTAAGAATTATCAACTTGGCGCTGACTATACGAAAAAATCGCAGGCTGTAGCTGAAGAACGCAAGGTTGTTCAGGCCGAATACCAGGCGATTCAAGAGGCGAAGCAACTGAGAGATCAGTATGCACAGCGACTCCAGGTGATTGAGCAGATGCTTTCACGTGGGGAAGAACCAGAGAATCTTGACTACTTGAAGGAGACCGATCCAATCGGTTACGCCGTTAAGGTAGCGGAACTCTCACAAAAGGAAAAACAAATTGCTCAGGTACGTGCAGAACAAGCACGAATCAATGCCCAGCAAGAGCAAGATAGGCAGCAGTGGATGTCTAACTTAGTCCGGCAGGAATCGGAAAAGTTAGCAACAGCGCTACCTGATTATGTTGATCCTGAAAAGGGTGAGTCACTGAGAAAGTCAGTGCGCTCATACGGTAAAGAGTTAGGGTTTTCAGATGAGGAATTGGCAAGCGTTGTTGATTCTCGTCACGTTATTACGTTATACAAGGCTATGCAGTACGACAAGCTACAAGCGTCGAAGCCTGCTATCAATAAGAAACTAGCTGAAGCACCGAAGGTTATGAAGTCGGGAGTCTCGCAGTCTCGCGATACCAATAACGAGCAGTATAAGAAACAGAAAGCTAAAGCTAGGTCTACCGGAAGGGTAGCTGACGCTGCGGCACTATTTGAACGATTTATTTAAAGGAAATTATCATGCCTACATATCAAACATTTACCGCTATCGGTATGCGCGAGGACTTGTCCGACATCATCTATAACATCTCGCCTACTGAGACCCCAATCATGTCGTCGATTGGTCGCACCAAAGCTACCGCTGTTTATCATGAGTGGCAGACTGACTCGCTGGCTGCTGCTACCACTGCTAATGCAGCAGTCGAGGGTGCAGATGCAACGTCTGCAACGATGGCTCCTACGACCCGCGTTGGTAACTATACGCAGATCGTGCAAAAGACTGTCCAAGTTTCCGGCACTCTGGAGACTGTCAACAAAGCAGGCCGTAAGTCTGAAAAGGCTTATCAACTGTCGAAGGCTTCGCAAGAACTGAAGCGTGATCTGGAAACCATCATCACTGCTAACCAAGGCAAGTCGGCTGGTACGTCTACGGTTGCTCGCACCATGGGTTCGCTGCTGTCGTGGATCAAGTCTAACTCGTCGCAAGGTAGTGGCGGTTCGGCTCCTTTGGTATCAGGTACTTCGACCCGTACTGATGGTACGCAGCGTACTGCTACTGAAGCACTGCTCAAGACTGTTATCGCTTCGATCTTTGACGCGGGTGGCAATCCTAAAGCTGTGTTCGTTGGCTCGGCTGGTAAGCAGAAGATGTCTACGTTTGCAGGTATCGCTGTCAACCGTTATCAGATCACCAAGCCTGAAGCTGGCGTGATTATCGGTGCTGCTGACATTTATCAGTCGGACTTCGGTCAACTGTCTATCGTGCCTGATCGTTTCATGCGTACCCGCGATATGCTGATCCTTGATCCTGAGTACGCTGCTATGGCTTTCCTGCGCCCATTCATGACGAATGAACTGGCTAAGGCTGGCGATAGCGACAAGACTCAGATTCTTGCTGAAGTCACGCTGGAAGTGAAGAACGAGGCTGCTCACGGTATCGTGGCTGACTTGGACTTCTCGCTGTAATGAAACTAGCCCCTGACTTCGGTTGGGGGCTTTTTATAAAGACCAATGACAAACTTTAGACATCAAAAAGTTCATGCAGATGGTGATGGCGGTATTATCATCGAGACTAACCAAGACATTAGCGATATTCTCGCTAGGAACAAGGTACTCCAAGAGGTAGATAAGGCTAGGACAGGCGCAACAGATGACTTGCATTTGATTGGTTCCATACCGTTTACAGCGATTGATAAGCTAAACGAGATGGGGATTATGCGAGGATTTGCGATTATGGATGACAAGGCATTTAGAAGTTGGCTTAATCATCCTGACCAAGCTGGTTTAAAAATCTATCGGGGGACTGTATGAGAGTTGGCGTTTGTGTACCATGTCGTGACGAAGTACACACAGGTTTTGCGTTTGATTTTGCCCGTATGTGCGCCCATGATGCTTCAGTTAGGTGCAAGGACGGTAAGGGCGGTTTAAGCCTTTATACGATGCCTGGCACGTTGATATTTGACCAGCGTGAAAAGTTGGCGCAGGTGGCTTTAAAAGAGGGTTGTGACGCTGTTCTGTTTATTGATAGCGACATGAGGTTCCCACATGATTTGATTACGATTATGTTGAGCCGAGAGGTTGACATAGTTGGTGTGAACGCAGTGACAAGACGTAGACCATCATTCCCTACCGCTAAGTTATTGGTTAAGAGTGAAGATGAGAAGGGTATCCGACATCATTGGTCTAATGTTGATTCACGCGGCAAAGAAGGTATTGAGGTCGTTACTGCTGTTGGATTTGGTGCGGTACTGATCCGTAAGAAAGTATTTGAAACACTGACAGCGCCGTGGTTTGACGCTGGATGGGGGCCAACAGGCGTTGTGGGTGAAGATGTGTTCTTCTGTGTAAAGGCTGGCGATGCAGGTATTGATACCTATGTTGACCATGAGCTTTCAATGCACATTAAACACATTGGCACACATGAATATAGTTGGGATGACGTGGATGATAAAGCCTTGAGGGGCGATAATGGCACTAACTAGCTATTCTGACTTAACTAGCACCATCTCCAGCTATCTAGCTCGCAGTGACTTAGATAGCATTATCCCCACGTTTATCTCTTTGGCAGAGCAGCGCCTACGTAGAGAGTTGCGTATTCGGCAAATGCTAGTGATTGCCCAGGCTACTACTACAGGCGGCGATTCTACTGTCGGCTTGCCTAGTGATTACTTAGAGATGCGCGATATTCATATTGCTGCTAATCCTAATGGCACGCTTGTTTACGATACGCCTAACCTGTTTTATAAAAAAACTATCTCAACAGAATCAGGCCAGCCTAAGCGTTACACGGTACTAGCTTCTGAGTTGCAATTGGGGCCAATCCCTGACGGTGCTTATGTCTTGCAAATGCTGTACTACGCACAACCTGCTTTTCTAAGCTCTGTGAATCCTAGCAATGTCTTTATGGCTAACTGTCCTGACGCTTTGCTCTATGCTGCGTTAGGCGAGGCAGAACCGTATCTAATGAATGATGTGCGACTACAGACATGGGGTACGTTGTACGAGAGAGCTATTGCAGCTATTAACGTCGCAGATGATTCTGGTGAGTATAGCGGTCAACCCATGTCCATGTCTTTTAACTAGGGATTATTATGGCTGAGATGTCTAACTATCTGGAAAATGCGCTCATCAACGGAACACTGCGAAACACAGCGTACACACCAGTAGCAACTGTTTACGTTGGTTTATATACCAGCGACCCGACTGACGCTAACACTGGCACAGAAGTATCAGGTGCATCGTATGCGCGAGTATCTGCTACCTTTGGCGCTCCTAGTGGTGGTGCATCAAGCAATACGGCAGCTATTGAGTTTGCCCAGGCTACTACTGAGTGGGGTACTGTTGGCTGGATTGGTATCTTGGATGCGTCAACATCAGGAAACCTTCTTTACCATTCACCATTGGACGCTGCAAAGCTAATCGAGATTGGCGATGTATTTAAGATTGGTATCGGCAACCTTACAGTTACGTTTGCATAATGGCTGACATCTGCGGCCCATTCACGCTTGAGGACTTAGACCAATTTGGTACGCTTGATAGCTTGCCATTTTCTCTAGATAGTAGCGTATGGGAAAGCACTACTACTTGCATTATGTTTTTTGCAAGCGACATTAGCAATACTGCTACTGTTACGGCTTTGGGCGGCATGAATGTTGATGGCTCTGGCAGCATAGAGGCAAACGCTACGGTGTCGGCTAACTCTTTAAGAATACGGAATGGCGTTGCAGATGTTGATGCGATTAGCTCGATCATCATCAAGGGCTATATCTATGGCGAAGAATGGGCAGACGTAACAGAAGATTCAAATGTTTGGAGTATTGTTTCTGCTAATAGCAATACATGGACTAACGTACCTGCTGGAACTAATACATGGCTAAGACAAAACTAGCATTTGGTGAGTGGCTGCCAGACCAGCCTGGCATTACAGGTGCGTTGACTGACGCTAATAACTGTATTCCTGTGGCTACTGGCTACGCTCCGTTAGGTGCTGAAGCAGAATATAGTACTGCTGCTGGTCAAACTCTTGTGACTACCTTTGCCGGTAAGTTTGCTGGATTGTCTACGTTGTTTGCTGGTGGCGCTACCAATCTGTTTAAGTATGATAGTGGTGATAGAGGTCTTGATGCTTTAACAACCACAGGCTACTCAACCACTTTGTTTTGGGATGTTACGCAGTTTGGCTCTGAGATGATTGTAGCTAATGGAATTGAGAAGCTACAGGCTTATACATTAAATGCTATGAGCGAGACATTTAGTAACTTATCTGCTGACGCTCCTACTGCTAAGTATGTAACGGTAGTGCGAGACTTTGTAGTGGCGGCTAATGTTATAACTGAAGAAAACAAGGTTTACTGGTCTGACATTAACGACGAGACTAACTGGACACCTAGCGCAACAAGCCAGGCTGACAGTCAAGTAATCGCAGATGGCGGTGACATTAAAGGTTTAACGGGTGGTGAGTATGGATTAGTGCTGCTTGAAAAAGCCATCTTCCGTATGTCCTATATAGGTAGCCCGTTGTTTTTCCAATTTGACGCTCTTTCGCGCAGTTTAGGCTGTATTTCTAGCGGTAGTGTGACTCAATACAACGGTTTGACGTACTTTTTAGCCACAGATGGCTTCTATGTGTGCGATGGTCAGACGGTTAAGTCGATTAGCGCAGGGAAGATAGACCGTTGGTTCTTTGACATTGCTAATACAGGTCAACTTGACCAAATGTCTAGCACTGTTGACCCAGTTAAACGGTTAATTGTCTGGTCATTCAAGGATAATTTCGCTAATACCAATGTTTTAATCTATAGCATTGACTTCGGTAAGTGGTCGCATGGTGATACTACTGCTGACGCTATCTCTATCGTCATTACTCCCGCGGTAACTCTTGAAGGCTTAGACCTTTTCAGCTCCAGCATTGATGCTTTGACTGTATCGTTGGATGATCGTCAATGGGATGGCGGTCAATCGTTGTTTGCTGGTGTGCAAGGGCAAAAGATTATTACGTTTGGCGGCACTAACAAGCAATGCTCTATTGTTACTAACGATATTGATAACGGTAGGTCTGTGATTACCGCTGTTAGACCGATTATTGACAATGGAACGGCTGACATCTCAATCTGCAATAGAAACCTGCTAGGAGACCCTATTGCCTTCACCACTGCTGTTAGTACGGATAGCGAAGGAAAAGCCTCTATGCGCGTTCCTGGTCGTTATATGAGGGTAAAGGCATCACCTGTTGGTAATGCGTGGGATACCGCTGTAGGTATGGAAGTTGATATTGTTACGCAAGGTCTGAGATGACACAGTTTCGTACATTACCGCCGTTTGGTGGAGATCAGCGAGCTGTCGCAGAGGTGGTGCGTGGCATCATGGATGGCAAGACTAATAATGTTGGTTACTTTACAACTGCTACAACTGCTACAACTACTACGTTAAACAATGAGCGCATAGGTTATGACTCTGCCATTATATTTACTCCAATGAACGATAAGGCAGCTCAAGAAATGGCTAAATTATGGGTAGGCACACGATCTCAAGGTAGTGCAATTATTAATCACCAAAGCAATGCCCATGTTTGTGAATTTATGTACATCATTGTTGGCTAATGGAAACTAAATACATTACTCCGCAAGAGTTAAGGTCGTGGTGGCCTTCCGTTAGACCAGGACTAGAGAATGTTAAGACGAAAAGCCCTGAAGATTGGATTGTTGAGGATGTATATGTAGATTGCTATAACGGCAGATCGATGCTTTGGGCGTTGATTGATAACAGTAGAGTTATAGGTTATTGGGTATTGCAGCCAGATGGCAATAAATTGCACGTTTGGGCTGGTTGGTCGTTAGAAAATAGACATGATAACCTTGAAAATGGATTAAAATACATAAAAGAGGTTGCGCGTCAAGGTGGAGCGAAATACATAACATTTTCTAGTCATCGAAAAGGCTGGATTAAGAGGGCAAAGAGTCTTGGATTTAGCCCTAGAACATGGATAAGTGAGGTTTGATATGGCTGGTGGATCACAAGGTTCTACATTTACTCCTACTGAGACAACTCTTGATCCTACGCTGCGTCCTTACGTTGACACGGCGCTGAGTGAGGCAGAGAGACTCCGACAAGCTGGTGGCCCTGCTTACTATGGTGGTGAAACCTACGTTAAGCCTAGCGCACAAACGCAGACAGCGTTGTTTCTAGCGCAGCAACGCGCAGGTCAAGGTAGCCCATTACTCAAAGGCGCTCAAAGCACTGTACAAGGTCTAATGGGTACTCAAAGCCCATATGAATCACAGTATGCTAGTAGGGCTGGTCAGACTAGCCAATACGGTTCAGCATTTGATGCTTTAGCTGGTCAAACTAGCAAGTATGGCTCTGTGTTTGATCAGATTGGTCAGGCTGAAAGCCCGTATCAGCAGCAATTCTCAAACATGGCTCAAAACGCCTACGTTGATCCTAATCAATCCTTTTATCAAGGGATGCGTGGCGGTGCAATGCAGAATGAGGCATTAGCTGGCACTCGCGCAACGTCACAAGGCGCTTATCTTGGCGGTAGTCCGTACCTTGAAGGTGCATTAGGCCAGGCTAACCGTTTAACGGCAGAATCGTTGCAAGAAGGCATCCGTGGTCTGCAAAGCAAGACATCATTAGCAGGTCGCTATGGCTCTGGTGCAGAGCAACAATTGGCTGGCAAGATGACTGACTCTGCGGCTCGTGCTTTGGCTGAACAGAATCAACAAGCCTACCTGCAAAACTACCAACAAGAGCGTGGTCTGCAAGAACAAGCACTGCAATCTCTCGGCGGTCTATCGCAACAAAGCTTTGTCAATCAACTCACAGGCGCTCAAGGTCTTGGTACTGCGGCACAGCAAGCCTACGCTAACCAGATGGGTGCTACACAAGCGGCTCAAGGTGTTTACGGTGCTGATCTTGCTAATCGCATGGCTGCGGCTCAAGCAGGTCAAAACGTGTACCAGCAAGACTTTGCAAACCAAATGGGTGCAACTCAAGCAGGTCAGAATGTGTACCAGAGCGACTATGCTAATCAAATGGCTGCACTGGCTGGCGCTCAAGGCGTAAGAGGCGAAGATATAGCTACACGTATGCAAGCTGCTGGCATGGCTCCTGGCCTTGCTGCTGCTGACTATGCTGATCTTGATAGATTGATGGCTGTTGGTCAGGCTCAAGAAGGCTACACAGCGGCTCAACAGGCTGCTGATAAAGCTCGCTACGATTACACAGCGCAGTTACCGTATCAAACGTTGCAAAACTATGGTGCATTTATTACTGGCTTACCGCGTGGTGGTATCACTAAAGAATACGTTGCTCCACAAACAGAAGCAGAAAAAGCTGCTGCTGCTGCTCAAAATACAGATATGCAAGGCCGTAGCTACTCAGATTACATTCGCAAATAAGGAATATTATGGCTGATCCAATTACACTAGCTGCTGTCGGTTCTGCAATGAGCGCTCCTGCTGCCGTTGCTGCTGCGACTCCTTTCACTATGGGTGCTATGGGTGCTGCTGGTGCTGCGGGTGCTGCTGGCGCTACTACTGCGGCTATGGGTGCTGGCGCTGGTGCGCTTGGAACTATGGGAGCAATTGGTGCTAATCCACTAATTACAGCAGGAACTAATGCTGCACTAGCTGGAAATAGTTTGCTAGGCGCAGCTGGTAATGCTGCTGCTAATCAGGCTGCAACAATTATTCCTACTCAAGCGTTCCCTGCTGCTTTGTCATCAGCTAATCCTGCATTTGTTGGGCCACAGACATTTATGGGGCCACAAGCGCCTACATTTATGCAGTCTGCTATTAATACAGGGCAAAACATTCAAGGATTGATGTCTGAGAATCCTGCATTAACTAGCGTGGCTAAACGAGCTGCTGGTGGGATGATGCAGCCACCACCACCACCACAAGTATTGCAAGCACCACCAATTCAAAGCGGTCAATTCGCTCCTGTAGACTTTATGAGCTTACTTAGCCAAAAGCCACCACAGATGCAGCGTCGCACTTCATTGTTAGGATAATTATGGCAACTCAACAAGAACTTGATGAGCTTTACAATGCTTTCCCATCGTCAAAGCCTACAGGGTTGACTGGATTTGCTCAGAATATCTTTGGCGCGGTTCCTACTTACTACGAGGGATTGCTTGGCCCTGCTGAGACACAAGCACTGCAAAAGAGATCAACTAATCAAGGCTTGTTAGGCGCTGCTATCGGCTTACTAGGCGGCATGGGTACTCGTGGCACTACTGCTGCACAAAACATTGCTGGCGCTCTTGGTAGTGGTATGCAAGCCTCACAGGGTGCTATTCAGCAAGGTCTGACTAACTATCAGATGCAGCAACAATTAGCACAAACTAAGATTGCTCAAGATCAAGCTGCATCATTACGTGCTGACGTTGCTAAAGTTATGCAAATGCCAGAGGTACGGAATAATCCTGCGCTGATTGCTTCCTTGCGTGCTGATCCTGCTAAGACTTTGGCATGGATTAACGAGAACATGGCTGTTAGCCAAGCATATCAACCACAAGCTCCACAACAACAACAACCAAGCGCAGAAACGTCTATGGTTGAGCCTCCACCGTCAGCTGGAATGTTGCCACCTGTAGAAGTAACGGCAACAAGGTCTAAAGCAGAAACAGAGATAAATAGACTATATACAGCTAATCAGCGTCTTACTGGATTGCCAGGCAAGACTGCACAAGATGCTATTAAGAGCAACCTAGATCAAATTGCTGCACTTGAAAAGCAATTGATGAAAGAGAACGTATCTACCTTTGACTTCAATAGCATCAAAGGTACGGTATCTCCTGATCTATTGTCGCAAGTTAATAACTTACAGCGTCTTGCTGAAACAGGTCAGATTACTACAAAAGACTTGCAAGATGGTCTCAAAGAGATTCAAAAAGCTGATTTTGATTTTAAAAACAATCAGCGTGATTACAACAAAGAGGCTGTGCGAGTCGCTGGCGCTATGTTCCCAGGCGTTGCTATTAGCTCGCTTAATGCTCAGCAACTTAATCAACTGCAAAATAGACTTGATACGCTTGACATTGCTAAACGTAGAGCAGGTGCTACTACAATCAATATGCCTAGCGAATCAGAGCGTACTGCTGGATACTTAATAAGCCGCGCTCAAAATTCAGCGAATCAATTACAGGCTGCAATCGGAAAAACTCCTAGCGCAGCATCACCTGATTTTGCTGCTGAATTAATTAAAAATGTAACTGGCTCAGATTATCTTAAAAATTTAGCAAACCCTGAAGCACGTCAACAAGTTGAAGCAGCGCAACTTGATATGTTAGATGCTTTTTTAACACTTGGAACTGGTGCGGCTTATACAAGAGAGCAACTAGAGGGTTATAGAAAATCTTATTTCCCGCAATTGAATGACAAACCAAAAACAATTGCAGACAAAGCTCAACGACTTAAAAACTTAATTGACGCTGGAATGATTAAAGCAGGTAGAGCAGCGCCAACAACAATTCCTCAGATTGATCCTTATGCTGCTGCAGTACAAGAGCTTGAACGTAGAAAGGGCCAGTAATGGATTTATCTAAAATATCTAGTAAAGACCTAGAGTATATAAAGGCTAACAAGTTAGATAAGGTATCTACTGCTGGCCTTCAAGCCTTTGTAGAAGCTACAGGTGGGTCTAATGCTCCGCAAGCGTCTGTAGTGGCTCCTGTTGAGTATTCTCCAATGGCTGAAGCTGCTCGATCTGCTGCTGGCGGTGCTACGTTTCAGTTTGCCGATGAGTTAGAGGCTGCATTGCGTACAGGTTCAATTAGTAGCGCGGAATACACAAAGCTACGCGATCAACTTAGAGGCCAACAGGGTCAGTTTAAACAAGACTATCCAAAGACTGCTATCGGTACTGAATTAGCCGGTGGTTTGGCTATGCCTGTAGGTGCAGCATTAAAGCCTGTGACTCGTGGTGCTGGATTGGTTGGAGATGTTGCACTTGGTACTGGTATGGGCGCATTAACTGGCGCAGGTATGGCTAAAGAGCAAGCTGACATCCCAGGACAAGCTGTCGTAGGTGGCTTGTTTGGTGGCGGTGTAACTGCTGGCCTAAGTGGTGCAGGTAGGTTGCTTGCGCCTAATATTCGTCCTGAAGCTGCTGCATTACGTCAACAAGGTATTCCATTAACGCCTGGCGCTGCGTTTGGTGGTCGTATCCAGCAAGTCGAGCAAGCTGCTGAAAGTCTGCCTATTATTGGTCGCGTGGTAAGTGGTGCGCGTGAGCAGCAATACGAAAAGTTTAATACTGCTGCATACAACAAGGTTCTTAGAAACCTTAATCCTACTTTGAAAGTGCCTGATAACGCAGTAGGTAGAGATGCCTACCGTTTCGTTGAGGATGCTATTGGAGCGCAGTATCAGGCTGTAGTACCAAAGCTACGCATTGAGTATAGTCCGCGTGTAGATCAGGCATTTGAGGCTGTTAAGAATCGCTATGCAAAAGGCAAACTGCCACCTAGCCTACAGAAAGAATTTGCTGGTTATGTTGATGCGTTAAAGTCTGACTTCAGTGCTAATCAGGTATTGCCAGGCACTAGAGCGCAAGCTATTAAGCAAGATTTAGGTGAGATGGCTAATTCTTATTCTACGGCTCAAGGGTCTGAGAGACTGTTAGCTAATGCTTATCGTGATCTTCAGGGTTTATACATGAACCTAATGAAGAATCAAAACCCTAAGTATGCTAAAGACTTAAACAAGGCAGACACGGCATTTAAAGACTTTGTTCGTGTACAGACTGCAATGGCAAAGACTCGTGGCGAAGAAGGTATATTTACTCCGGCTCAGTTAGAGGCTGCTGTACGTCAAACTGATAGGTCTGCACGTAAAGGTGCATTTGCTCGTGGTGCTGCGCCTATGCAAAAGTTATCAGGTACGGCTACGTCAGTCTTAGGCTCAAAGGTTCCTGATAGCGGTACGGCTGCGCGTGGAATGACAGGTGCGCTATTAACAGGCGGTGCTACTTATGTCGATCCAATGATGGGTGCATTAACAGGATTAGCTACACTGCCATATTATAAATACGGTGAGAAAGCCATGTTTGCACCAAGAAACGAAACATTTGCTGAAGCTGTACAAAGAGCTAGAAGTGCGTCACCATTTGCAGTGCCTGGGCTACTAGGCTTGACTCAATAGGATTAAATCATGGCAAAGACAAAGATTAGTGAATTCGACACAAACCCTGCGTTAAATACTGACATTGACAGTATTAACATTGCAGAGGGATGCGCTCCTAGTGGCATTAACAACGCTATCCGTGAGCTTATGTCGCAGCTCAAGAATCAGCAAGACGGTAGCTCATTAGATACGTTTACTGTTGGCAATACGCTAACTGTTAATGCTGCTAACTCGCTGCGATTAGCTGATACTGATTCATCGCACTTTGTAGGCTTAAAGTCTCCTGGTACTGTATCGACTAGCTACACGCTGACGCTGCCTACTGCTGACGGAACTAGCGGTCAAGCAATCAAAACCGATGCTGCTGGTGCATTGTCTTTTGGGACATTTGGCTATATCAACATTCCTCAGTCTGGCTCTGCTAAGACCACAAGCTATACCTTGCTAGTTGGTGACGTTGGCGAGCTTATAAACGTAGGAACAGGTGGCTCAATCGTTGTTCCTGACGCTACGTTTGCTGCTGGCGATGTTGTTATTATCTTTAACAATACGGCAAGTTCTATTACAATGACGATGACGATCACAAACGCCTATATTGCTGGTACGGATACAGATAAGGCTACAATTGATGTGGCTACTCGCGGTGTGGCTAACATCCTGTTTGTTACAGGTACGACCTGTGTAGTTACTGGAAACGTGAGCTAAACAATGGCATTAGTCCTCAAAGACCGAGTTAAGACCACGACCACAACAACTGGTACGGGTACAGTTACGCTTGGCTCCGCTGCGGCTGGTTATCAGAGTTTCTCTGTCATTGGCGACGGTCAGCAGACTTACTATGTGATCTCTGACGGAACTAACTGGGAAACCGGAACTGGGACGTACACGGCTTCTGGCACTACTCTCTCGCGTACACAGGTCTTTGAGTCTAGCAATGGCGATGCCCTAGTAGATTTCCCCGCTGGCGTTAAGGATGTGATCGTAGGCTATCCATCAACGGCTACAGCAGGTGGTGTGCCTAACTGTGATAACAGCAGCATAGGTACTGATTTATCAGGCTGGTCTGCGTTTCAGGCTGCGCTACAGAGTGGGGTGACAGGCGGTACTCTGTTTGGGAATAATAATACTAATGGCATTGTTAGTACTTATTCTTTGGTTTATACAGCGATTGCTGCTTATCAAGGCGGTGTGTTAGCCCCTAACGGAGACATCCATTTTGTACCCGGAAGCACCACTAACAGAGGCCAAAAAATATCAGCCGCTGGTGTGGTATCTACCTATTCTTTAGTTTATACAGCAGGTAGTTATGTTGGTGGCGTTCTTGCCCCAAATGGAGATATACATTTTATTTTAGCTAATGGAAATAGAGGGCAAAAAATATCTGTTGATGGTGTTGTGAGTACATATTCTTTGGTGTACACAATTGGCAATTGCTATCAAGGTGGTGTATTAGCACCTAATGGAGATATTCATTTTGTACCGTCTGATGCTGTAGTTGGACAAAAAGTATCATCTTCAGGTGTTATATCTACTTATTCATTAGTTTATACAGCAAGCGGCGCGTATTCTGGGGGCGTATTGGCTCCTAACGGAGATATACATTTTATTCCATCACAAGCAAACAGGGGGCAAAAAGTATCTGCTGCTGGCGTTGTATCTACGTATTCTTTAGTTCATACGGAGAGTAGTGCTTATAGAGGTGGTGTACTCGCCCCAAATGGTGACATTCATTTTGTACCATCGGTTGCTATTGTTGGTCAAAAAATCTCTGCTGCTGGTGTTGTTAGCACGTATTCTTTAGTTTATACAGGGGTGG